GCCCGGAGGTACGGCGCATGAGCGACTTAATGTCACAACTTGCGGCGCTGGCGGGTATCGATACCCTGCAGCCTGCATCATTTCGCGGCGTTGCCTTCGAATGCCTGGACACCCGCGACACAATTTCCCGCGATACCGCCACTTACGCTTACCCGTATCAGGACGGGACGATCATCGAAGACCAGGGCCTGAAGGCACTGAACTTTCGTATGACCGCCTTTCTGTTCGGCAGCGACTGGAAACAGCAGTTAAAGGCGCTGTTAACCACGTTTAAAACCAGCGGGCCGGGGGAACTTATTCACCCCGTTCACGGATCCATTCCCCGCGCTCAGTTTCTGGAAGCCGGGATAGAAAAACAGGTTGAGCCGCTGGATGCGGTGACCATTGAGCTGGTATTTCTGGAGTCTGGCACCGAGCAGGCGCTGTTTTCCTCTGCTTCAGCAGACCAGGCTACCGAAAGCATTTCCGGCACCGGCGACAGCCTGCTCGATAACGCGGCCAGCGCCTTCAGTACCGCCATGTCGGATATCCGCGACCTGGAGAACGGCGTGGAGCGCATCAATACGATGGTTGCCCAGGGCGAATACCTGCTTGACAGCGTGCGGGAAGATATCCAGGGCGCAGCCGCCAGCGTCAGTAACCTGCTGGACACGCCTTCGGCGCTTATCAGCGACCTCAAAGGTCTGGTGAGCACCTTCAGCGATACGCTAAACCTGACCGGAGACGGCGTTAAATCCGACTGGCAACAGGCGACGCAGCTGGCCAATAAAGTGCTGACCTATCCGGGGGCGTACATCGCCACCCGCAGCGTGACGACCATCAGCAAAACCTTTCGCCTGCCGCTCAGCCAGGTCACGGCGGTGCGCACCAGCGATACCGCCGCGATAGTCCGCACCGCCCGCCTGGTCACCGTCAGCGAGCTGGCGGAGGTGGCCAGTACCATTATGCAGAATGAAAATACCCCACCGTCGCTGACCAGCACCCAGATTGAAAACATTGTGAATAATATCCGCAGCACCATTGTTGACGCGCTGGCCGACGAACGCGCCGCGATGCAAAGCGATATCAGTACCGCACAGCGCAGCGGTCTGACCCCTGACACCCGCACGCACAGCGCCATTATTACCGGTCTGCAGAGTCTGGCCTACACGCTGCAAAAACAGGCCGCTGCGTTGATCCAACTGCGCCCGCCGCTCATTACCCGCCAGGTCACCCGCACCGCTAACCTGCATCTGGTGGCGTTTGAATGGTACGGCGACGTGTCCCGCGCCGGGGAGCTGCTGCGCCTCAATCCATCTTTAAATAATCCGAACGCACTGCAATCAGGAACGACGCTTTATGCCTACGCAAAATAGCAACGATAACAACGCCGACGAACGCCTCACCCTCACCGTGGGCGGCGTGTCGCACAACGACTGGCAGCGCGTTTCCGTGCATGCCGATTTTCTGACGCCTGCCGGTGCCTGGGAGCTGACCGTGGGCATTGATACGGCCACGCTGCCCGCCGAGGTCTGCGAAGGCGCACGGGCGGTGCTTCACGCCGGTAGTGATGTGCTGATGACCGGCCTGATTGATGACGTGACGCACATCGTCGGTCGCGGTCAGCATTTTATTACCCTGACCGGGCGCGATAATGCCGCCGTGCTGCTGGACTGCTCCGCACCGATATTTACCGCGCAGGATATGACGCTGGACGAGGTGATGAGTAAGGTTGTGCGCCCGCTGGGTATCTCACAGATTGCGGTACACGCCGACAGCGGCACCGCGCCGCAGAAATTCACGGTTGACCCCGGCGAAACCGCCTGGGACGCGTTGAAGAAGGCGGCGGAAGTCAGCGGCCTGTGGCCGTGGATTGCCCCGGACGGCACGCTGATCATCGGCGGGCCTGACTACAGCACTGAACCTGTCGCAACCCTGATAATGAACCGCGACGGCACCGGCAACCTGCTGAACCTGACCAAACACACCAGCATGGCCGGGCGCTTCTCTGAGGTTACCGTGCTGACCCAGGGGCATGCCACCAGCAAATCAAACGGCGTTCACAACCGTAAGGGCACCGCCACAGACAACGGCTTCACGCTGTACCGTCCGCATATCAGCGTGATGGGGGACACGGATTCGGACGAAGAAGCCACGGCCCGCGCCCGCAAACTGATATCGGATTCCCGCCTCAACGCGCTGACCATCACCGCCACGGTCCGCGGTGTGCGCACCGAAAACGGCACCGCCTGGGTGCCTGGACAGCGTGTGTCGTTAAAAAGTGAGATCCACGGCATCGACGGCATTTTCTTCATGATGGCCAGAGAAATACGCGGTGGCCGTGGTATGCCGCTGACCACCACCCTGACGTTAAAAGAGGACGGGATATGGCTTCCTGATTCACATCCGAAATCCCGCCGCAAGAAAAAAGGCAAAAAAACCACCGAATACTGGACTGACTGGAGAGACATTAAGTAATGGACATCACCGCGATCATCAACCGCTGCATTGCTAACGCCCTGAATGCCATCCGCCGTCCGTTTCGTTCTGCCCTGGCCAGAACAACCACCACGGGCGGCGTCATGACCGCCCAGCTCGATGCACTGGCGGGCGAGACCCTGCAGGAGGTTGAAGTGTTTCAGCAGTACGGCTTAACGTCGGTTCCGCCTGAGGGCACAATGGGGATCGTCATCCCGCTGGGCGGCAAAAGCAGCCACAGTATTGTGATCGCCACCGAGCACAGCCAGTACCGGCTGCAGGCGCTGGCGTCCGGGGAGGTTGCGTTATACAGCGCTGAAGGCGCGTCCGTTGTGCTTAAAAAGGGCAAGATCATTGAAGCAACCTGCGACGAATACCGCGTGAACTGCAAAAAATACACGGTTTCCGCCACAGACAGCGCCGAATTCACCACCCCGACGTTGACCGCCACGCAGCAACTGATCGCCCAGGGCGCGATCACCGGTAACGGCGGCATGACGATCAGCAATTCAGACGGCGGTGGCGGTGCGGTGGCAACGTTCGCCGGAAATATCGCGCACACCAGCGGCGAACTTACCTCAACCAGCATCACCATCAACGGTGTTAAAATCGGCACACACATTCACACCACGCCGGACGGCGATTCCGGCGCTCCGAAAAACTAACCCCGCACCGGGCCAGCCGCAGGCCCGGCATCTTTCCCGCGTCAGTCCCCTCAAACACCCTCATTTTATACTCACCCTGACGTTACCCGCTTCACCCCTGCCACAGGCTCTCCCCGCACGCGCGCGATATTCTGCCCCGCATGGACAGATTGATTAATCCCGCCACGGGCGATTACACCGGCACCCGGACAACCGGTCTGGAAAATGCCGTACTGATGCGACTGAAAACCCCGCTGGGCGCGTATCCCTTTGCGCCCACGCTGGGTTCTAAGCTGCATCTGTTGCCACGCAAGGACAGCGACAGCACCCGTGCGTTAGCCGAGCAGTACGCCTATCAGGCGTTACAGCCACTTGTCACCGATGGCCGCGCCACGGCGATAACGGCTGAGGCTACGCATAAGCGCGACGGCTGGATTGATCTCTCTGTCCGTGTCGAACAGGCCAGCGGAAAAGTGGCCACTTTTGAACATCCGGTAAGAGTGAGCTGAGTTCATGCCTTTAACGATACCCGCCCAGGCTGACCTTGCCGAAACGTACCTGGAAGAAGTCAGCAACCAGTTACCCGACGCAGATACCGCTGACGGGGCCGATGTCTCAGAAGACAGCGATTACGCCGTCAGGGCCAACGCCACGGCATCCGTTGTCTGGGGCGCTTATCAGTACGCCGCCTGGGTGCTGCGTCAGGCTTTCCCGGACACGGCGGACAGTGATTATCTGATGATGCACGCCCGCGAACGCGGCCTGACAAAAAAGCAGGCAACCGCTGCGGGCGGTTCGGTCACGCTGACCGGCACAAACAAGACTGCGCTGGCCAGCGGTCTGCAGTTCCGTATTAAAGGTAACAGCACGCTTTACCAGACCACCGCAGCGGGAACGCTGGACGATAACGGCACGGCGACGGTGACCGCCAAAGCCACCGCCACAGGGACGGCGGGCAACCTCGCCGCAGGCGTCACCGGCACGCTGGTTTCAGCCCCGTCCGGCGTCGATAGCACGGTAACCGTCGTCAGCATGAACGGTGCGACCGACGTTGAGACCGATGACGAACTGCTGACGCGCCTGCTTGATGTGATGCGACAGCCCGCCGCAGGCGGCAACGCTCATGATTATAAAGTGTGGGCGGAGTCCATTAACGGCGTCAGCGGGGCCTGGGTATTTCCCCTGCGCCGTGGGCTGGGCACAGTCGATGTTGTTATCACCGCCACGGCGGGATTGCCGTCAGATGAAACGCTGGCCACCGTACAAACCTATATCGACAGCGTGCGCCCCGTGACAGCGAAAGACTGCCAGGTGCTGGCCCCTACCGAGAAAACGGTCGATGTGACCGTAGCGGTAGGTATCAGCGACGATACCACGCTCGATGCGGTCACCGAGTCCATCACGACCAGCCTTAATAACTGGTTTGCGGCACTGATACCCGGACAGGAAGCCATTGTGACCCAAATTGGGGCGCTGATTTCTGACACCGCTGGCGTACTGGACTACAGCATCACCGCGCCGACCGGTAACGTCTCACCGATCGTCAGTGAAATGGTGGTTGAGTGGGTGCGTCCTGGTGCGTTCAGCATCACACAGCTGAGTGAATAAGCATGAACCGGGCTGAATACCTCAATTTACTGGCCTTGCTGCTACCCCCGGTGACCTATGTCCCGTCAGGTGAAAGACTGCAGGCCGAACTCAACGCCGAGGCCTTACTGTATTCCACGCTCGATGGCGTTATTGCAGATTTGGTATCAGCCATTGATCCGGAATCCGCTACCGACATGCTTACCGACTGGGAGCGCGTTTACGCACTCACGCCAACGAGCATCGATACGTTGCAGCAGCGCCGCCAGAACGTGATGGCGGCTCTGGCTGAAACAGGCGGTTTAAGCCGTCAGTATTTTATTAATCTGGCGGCGGCGCTGGGCTATGACATCACGATTGAAGAACCTGACGACCCGATGTGGCGGTGGATAGTGAACGTCAACGGCACGCCGGAGCAGACGTATTATTTTCGGGTAGATGAATCATCGGTGGGCGACAGGCTGGAAGAGTCCGGCGACCCGGATTTAGAAACCTTATTTAATCGGTTAAAACCGGCGCATACAGAATGTGTATTTAAGTATTTATAGGAAAGTGAATAATGAAAAAATTAATTGACCCGATAAATACGTCTGACGGACTTTTTCACGGAAAAAATAAAGAAACGGGTGAGCTGGCAACTATTGTTACCTCTTCTTATATGAATGACAGCCAGTCAGCCATCCGAATTACTCAGCAGGAATTAATTGCAATATTAACGGCGGCAGAAATCAAACCTGATGAAGCCACATCCGATCAGGTATTAACTGCATTAAAAAAACTGTTTCTGGACAGTGATAATGAACGCGTCAGCAACGCTCTTCAGAAGGGTAATAACCTGTCCGATTTAAGCGATGGGGCGAAAGCAAAGGAAAATCTTGCGCTGGATAAAGTCGGCAACTGGGTGGCTGTGCAGCAAGGCGGCGGCACCGGTATGGAGAGCAATAAAGTTTATGTGGGCTGGGACGGCGAGAAGCTGATTGTTCAGGTGGATTCTACCACAATGGGTGACCTGTTTTATGGGGCTCATCCCCCAACGGCAGCACAGACCGGCGCTTATCCTCAGACTGGCGGCAACGTCGGCGGTCATGTTAATGCGACCTATTTAAGCGCAACTCAACAGCCCAATCCGGGGGCGGAAGTTCAAGGCACATTTATCGGCTGGAATGAATCGGGCGGTCAGGGTGAGTCTGATTTCATCAATAACCGCGGGGGAGGCGTAGGCGGCTTTATCTTCCGCATAGTAAATAGTGACAATAGCGCTGAAACTGGGCGTGTAACAATTTCCGGAGCGGGTGACCTCAATACCGGCGGCACGCTTTCCGAAGAAGGTCAGCGCGTATACAGCCCGAACAACCCGCAGCCTCAGCAAGACCTGAGCGGGTACGCTACCAGAGATTGGGTTTATGGGAGCTTTGTTGCCGGTTTTCAGATTGGTGCGCGAGTTACCGTCTCGGGTGCGGATAGCTCGGTAGTACCCCAGGGGGCGGTGGGCATCGTATCAATGACAGTTAACGATGACCGCGTTAATCAGATTGTGTATGCATATCCGATGTATGCGATAAACGGGAATTGGGTCAATGCAGGATAATAAAATGAAATCATTAGGTAAGTTTTCGCGTTATACACCGGATTCACCGGACGGCAATATTAACTATTTGCGCAATGAAGACGGTACGGACTGGTACACGATTTCCTGGGATAAAGAGCGGATAGCCCAAAGTGTTTATGTTGGCACTGACGATACGGGAAAAATCATTGTCGTAGCTGAAAATGGGGCGCTACTGTTCCCTGTGGATATGACGGTTTGGGAAATTGACAAGAATGAAGCCCCGGTGAACATTGTCACGGAGGGCTATAACGCCAGCATTGTGAATGGCAAATATACCGTCGATTATGTCTCCATTGCTGAAAGTAAACGCGCAGCATTACTTTCGGACGCCAATGCAAAAATCAGTAACTGGAAAGCAGAGCTGATGCTGGAAACAATATCTGATGATGACAAGGCCAGCCTGCAAGCGTGGCTAACCTGTATCAAGGAACTTGAGGCATTAGACTTATCGACAGCGCCCGATATTGAATGGCCTGTATTACCAGGCACCAAATAAGCGCAAACATATTTGCGTTCATATGAAAAAGCAAGCTGTAAACCAGAAAGGAAAAATCCATGAAATTGTTTACATGGATATGGCACCTTTTTATTCATAAACCACGAAAGGAAATAATCATGAGCACTATTAACATCACCGGTAATATCCAGAAAGCGGCATTAGTCCAACTGCGCAGTAAGGAAATCGTTGCGGGTATTCTGGCAGCAATTTATACCGGCCCGACCAAAGAAGACGCCACCGCAGCAGCAGTGGACTTTGTAGGTCATCTGTCCTTGCACAATGAGGATGCAGTCAAAACCGCCTGTGGTGACAACTTCGACGCCATCGCGGCGGCGTTCTCCGACCAGGCACAAAGCATTGCTGAAAAACTGGCTGATGCAGTGATTGATGCGGATAAAGCCGAAACTGAATCTCAGGTTCAGAAATACGTAGATAACCTGCAATACAAACACAGCATCGATAACGGTCAGGATGTCGTAGCTGATCCGGCTGAATAACAGCATCAGTATTAAATTATGCGCCGGAGTTTTCCGGCGCATTTTTGCGCAATATTAAAAGTGGAATAACACTTAATGAACGCCAAAATAATTAATGATGAATCAGAAGCAGCCTCTATCTCCTCTTCCGAGCGCGTTGTAGTCAAATGTATCGGGGGTCACGCGAGCGCCCACCTTGCACAAAGGGCAATGCCAGTATCCGTCACCATTGCCGATGAGAACGCCGTGATTTCCGCTATCGAAACACGGTTGACACAAGAAATACTCAACCTCACTGGTTCCCTCGAGCGATTTGGAAGTATCAGCAAGGACATAAGCGAAGAACTCCCCGACAGTGCCCAATTTGGCAAGCTTGTAACGCGCCTTCTCAGCCTGCTGTGTTTCCAGTTCTCTAACTCTCTGCTCAAGGACATGGATAAGCCGCTCCTTCTCAGTGACGGTGGCGAGTACATCCAGAAGCTGGGTTTGAGCCTTGATGAGGCCTTCCGAGAAATCGAGTTGGAGGGTCGCCAGTTTTTGGCGGTCGCGCTCATCAATGAAAGCCTTGCTGATGGTTCCTAATGATTTAAATGTAGTAAGTACGCTATTAATATCCATGATTTATTAATCAATACCCTCACTTGCAGCGGCGACCCCATGCCACCGCTGCAAGTGAGGGTAAGTTATTTTTAGTCAATGGGTTATCAACAAACTGAATGTTAGGGTTGGCGCTTCGCCCCTGTAACTGATACCGGCTTTAGGCTTTCGTTATATTGGTTTTGGTGATCAATAACTCATTATTGATCGGTAAGTTAGATCGATTAACGAAATGGAATCATGAAAAATACAGTCTTCCCGTGGGTCGGCGGTAAACGCAAACTGGCCAAACATTTGTTACCCCTTTTCCCAGAACACACCTGCTATGTAGAACCCTTCTGCGGCGGTGCTGCGCTGTTCTTTATGAAAGAACCGTCTAAGGTCGAAGTGTTGAACGACATCAACAGCGATATCGTGAACCTGTACAGGGTCATCCAGAACCATTTAGAAGAGTTTTTAAGGCAGTTTAAATGGGCTTTAACCAGCCGTGAAATATTCAAATGGCTAAATGACACACCCACCATCACGTTGACTGATATTCAACGTGCCGCGCGATTTTACTACCTGCAAAAATTATCATTCGGGGCGAAAGCTGAAGGGCGAACATTTGGCGTAAGTCCGACGCGACCAACAAGATTAAATATCCTTCGTATTGAAGAAGACCTCTCAGAAGCCTGGCTGCGTCTCCAACATGCCACGCTCGAACATCTGGACTGGCAGAGCTGTATACAGCGCTATGACCGCCCCGGCACACTGTTTTATCTCGACCCGCCTTACTGGAAAACGCATGGCTACGGCGTTCCCTTCGGTATTGAGCAGTATCAGGCAATGGCTGAGCTGGCACGAACTATCAAAGGGAAAATGATTATCTCAGTAAACGACCGTCCTGAGATGCGTGAGGCTTTTGACGGTCTGCAGATATCAACTATCAGCACAACCTACTCAGTGGGTAGTAACAACGGGCACAAAGCTGCTGAGTTGATAATCAGTAATTTTATACCTGAGCCAAAGGACGGTTAGATATTGCGCGAATTTGGAAACGTTTCTGCACTCCCATCAGAGCAAATAATAGTGCAGAAACTTATTCAAATCAGTGCAAAACGTTTTTCCGCGCTAC